GGAACATGTTGAATCCTCGCCCGGAATCATTGGCCGCCGCCCCGGGCATAGCGGAGGCGGCCACGGATCATGTGGTTAGAACTGGTCGCGGTAAGCGCCAGAGAACGGATAGCGGAATTCAACACCGCTGATCTTGTACTCGCACGGCACGTTGACCTTGAGGTTCCACATCTGCGGAGCCAGGGAGCGCCATGGGATCGGCACCTGCATGCCCAGGTTCTCGTCGTTGCGCTCGTACGCCACGATTCGGTCTTTGTTGCCGTTGGACACGCCAGCAGCGGCCAGCTGAGCAGCCGAGAGCTGCAGACGGCTGTAGATCTCGATCGGCCGACCGGTCAGCGCAGTGAACTGGTTGTTGGTGCGGAAGTACTCGAGGATCGTCTTGTCGGTGATGGTGCCCATCCGCTTGTTCGAGATGAACGCGAAGCGGGCGGCATCCATGATCAGCGTGTCTGGGACATGGACGGTCGCCGAGTTGATGTAGACATCAACCAGGATCTTGTTCAGGTCAGCGACGATCTGGTCACCGGTGGTGGCCGGGTCGTACCAGTTCAGAGTCGAGTTCGACAGCGCCAGGTTCGGGTTGTTGAACAGCCCGGTCATGTTGCGGGCGGCATCCCCGAAGTAGGCTACGCGCTGGGTGTGCTCTTGGGCCCCCCGGAAGGCCATGCGGGCCTTGGTGGTATCCAGAGGGATACGCAGCCGTTGCGATTTGCGCAGCTCGTCCAGGCTGTAGCTGTACTTGTTGCCGGCGTAGCCGATCGGCACCGACGACTTGTTCGCGGACAGCGCAACATCTGGCAGGTCGTCGGCATTCGCGCCGATGAATTTGCCGATGGTGACTGCGTCGAAGCTGATGTAGTCCCACTGATCCACCCATTCGGGCAGGTCGGTATTGACCGGGATCAGCTCGGAGTAGTTGATGGCCGCGTACTTGGCCTCGTAGATACGAGATTCCAGGCTCGCCAGCTGGCTGATGTAGAACGCCAGGCCATCATCGAGGGTCGGCAGACCGTCGTTGAAGGTGACTTGGCAGTTGTCGCGGCCAACCTGATACGCAATCGCTGCGTCGATGGCTACGACGATTTTCTTAAGCTGAGTCATGTCGATTAGCCCCCGACCTTCAGAGAAATTTTTGCCAGAGCGCCTGGGGCGCTGGTGGAGCTGACCCACTTGGCGTCTGGAATCAGCACGGCCAGGGTTGGGCCGGTGCCGGCCACGTTGGAGAACTGCCCCTGGTTGGTGCCAGTGCCGTCACCGACGACCAGATACACCGGGTCATCCTTGGCTACAGCCACGCGGGCTGTAACCCAGATGGGGGCCATGGTCTCGACGGTCATGTCGCGCTTGGCAACAGCGCCGAAGGTTTCGTTCGAGGCATAGGCGCGGTTCAACTCGCGACGTACGACGCCGATGAACTGCGCGGCGGTCGAAGCGGCGACCGGAAGCTTGGCGCCGTCGTCACCGTCGCTCACGACACCCAGGCCGAACGGGATGTTGGCGGTACCCTTGTTTACTTTGGATACGCCGTTGGACACTTCGCCGTCAGCGACCATGCCCGCGTACGCGACGCCGTGGTTAATTGCGTTGCCACCAATGACTGGCATGGTCAGGCTCCTTTCTGTTTGTGGGCGGACGACAGGCTTTGCTTGTGCGCCTGGTATGGTGTCGGCTTTGGAGCCGCGTCGCTGGTTGCTGCCGGGCCGGCGCCGTCCTTGGCCAACTGAGTGAGTTGCGCCAGCAGAGTGGCAGCGTCACCGGTCGGCTTCTTGTTGCCCTTGTCGTCGCCTTCTTCCTCGTCGTCTTCCTTTTCCGACTCGGCGTCGAAAGCGGCTTCGATGTAAGCGGCCGACTTGTCACCCCAGGCGACTTTCGGGCGAGCCACGGCCAGCGCGGCGCGCTTGATCTCGGTCACATCCAGGCTGTCGCAGGTGAATCCGTCGCCGGCAACCTTGCGGGCCAGTTCCTGGGTTGCGCTGATGGCCTTCACGCGCGCGGCAATGGCCTCGTCGCCTGAGGCCTTGCGGGCCTCCTCCAGCTTCTCGGCTGCAGAGTCAGCTGCGGCCTGGGCCTTGTCGGCGGTTTCCTGTGCCTGCCCAGCCTTGGCTTCGGCATCGGTGGCCCGCTTCAGCAGTCGGTCGAACGAGTCGGCGACTACCTGGGCGTTCGCAGGATCAGCAACATCAACGTTGCGCCCGCTATCGGTGGTGATAAAAACAGGCATCGTGTTGCCTCCTGGGGTGTGGTCGAAAACTCGAGCGTTGGCACCTGCCCGCGCTCTATCTACGATGGCGACGTGGTTGATCCGGATGTCGCGCTGGATGTAGTCGTATGGCTGGCCGTCAGTGGTGACGCCCGGCGAGTGCTCGTAAATTGCGGTGTAGCCGGCAGAGATCTCGCACTTACCGGCGTTGATGTCGCTGATGGTCTTCTGGTCTTTGACGATCAGGTCGCAGACCACGAAGTCGCCGTCAGGGCGTCCTGAGCCACGAACGACACCTACCGCCACGCCCTTGTAGGTCAGGGCGGTGACCAGTTCCTTTGGGTGGTCGTTGGTGATGTCGCTGGCGTCGTAGGTATCGAGCGACGCCTGGGCGAATACTTCCTCAGGCGGCCGGTAAACGCGGACGATGCGGTTCTGGTCGCCGTCCAGCCCAAGCTCGCGGGCCAGGTACTCCTGAATCCCGGTCCTGGCCACCCGCCCCGGAACCTTGAGGAACCCCTCGTCGGTGTATTCCCTTTGGGTAATGCGGTACCCAGCCCGGTCAAAAACCGTGCACTTCATGTGGCGGCCTCGCCTTGGATGGAGTTATCGGTACACGCCTGGGTTGGTCTTCCCGGCGTCTTGGCTGGCCTTAACCTCGCGCGCGCTGACTGGGCGGGCGATGCATCGGCACTGGTAGTCAGAGCCTGGCTTGATCGGCACGCCCTTGTCGTTCAGCGGCAGGTTGTCCCAGCGGTACACACCCTTGCCGTAGGCGGTTACCTTGTCAGCTATCTCGCGGTGGCGGTGCCGAACTCGGCGGTCTTCTGAGTCGATCCACTCGAAATATTCGAATCCAGCATCCTGCTGCTGCTTCTCTGCAAGCTCACCCTGGATCTTTCCCGTCTGGTCGCGGGCGATCACTCGGGCGCGGCGCTGAGTCACCCCGAACTGCTCCTGCAGAGCCTTCTCGATGTAGCCAGGCCGCATGCCGGAGCGCATGTTGGCCATCACCAGCGTCTGCACCTCTTCGAGGTACTTGGCCGGGATGGACTTGATGAGCTGGGCGTTCTGCTGGGCCGAGGCGTGCAGGTAGTCCTGCATGGTCTTGGAGCCACTGAACACATCAATGCCGACCGACTTCTTCATGTCCCGCTCGGACTTCTTGAGCGAGGCCTGGACGAATTCCCCGGCGATTCGCTGGGCGCCAGCGCTGACCCGCTCGTTCTGCCACTTGGCGAACAAGAAGCTCATGGCGTTCGTGATTAAGTCGGACCAGGCATCGGTGGTGGCCACCGCGTCCTGCGTGTACTCCGGAGCCAGCTGGCGAACCAGCGGCATGATTTCCTTGGAGATGTCGGCCTTAACCTGCTTCACCAGGCGCTGCAGCTTGGCGTTGTACTGGATGCCGATCATGTCCATGGTCAGGCGTCCTTATCGTCTTCGCCGTCATCCACTGGATCGTTGAACATCTCCAGGTCCTCGTTCTCCTCCAGCGCGGCGATCTTGTCGTCGTCGAACTGGTAGAGCTCCTCGGCCTGCAGGCGGCGCTGAATCTGGCTGGTGGTGACGATCCCGCCGTCCTTGTAGAGGATGTCGGTCTCGGCCTTGGCCTTGTTCGCTTGGGCGATCTGGACAATGTCAGGCTGCTTGAATGGGTTCCAGACGTAGTTGAAATCGTCGATCCATTGGCCGGTGGCCGAACGGACCATCACCTCGTCCAGTTGGCGCAGGCCTGGGTCGATCTGCGTCAGCCGCCTCGAGGAGAGGTGGTTGTAGTAGTTGGTGTCGTCGCCTTCGCCGTTATTGCCCAGGCCCTTGGCAGATTCACCGAACAGGCGGGTGACCGGGATGCCGGCGGCACCGCTGATCCAGGTCATGAGCAAGTCGAGCACCGGCGCAACCCCGGAAAGTTCCAGGGTCTTGCGGTCGTACTTTTCATCACCATCCAGCAGCGCCATGTTGATGCTGGACTTCATCATGCTGAACAGGGCGTAGCGCTTGGTGATCGCGTCGTCCTGGTCGCTGGCCATCTCATCCGAGAGACCTTCGCGCGTGATGATGTCGACGTTCGCCTCTTGCAGCAGTTCGGCAATGCCATCCTTGCTCGCGACGATGTCCATCACGTCATCCAGGCACTTGCGCAGCTCTGAGTCGCCCCAGCCCTGCGTCTGTGCACGCTGGCGGCGCGGCAGCTTGGCCCCGGCGAAACGCGCGAAGTGCGTCCAGTGAATTTGCTGGGCGCCGGCGGAGATGGTGTAGAACTCTGGCTGCAGATAGTTCGCAGCCAGGATGTTGGTCTGGTTGAGGTCCATCGCGGTCATGTCGAAGCGATCAACAACCAGCAGGCGGTACAGGTCGCCCTTCTTGATCCGGTCAGGCCGCAGCGGCTTATCCAGTGGCTGATTGGTCAGCATCAGGATGCCGGCCCCACCGTAAAGCCTGGCCCAGCTGGTGGCCTCGCTGACCATGGCCGGCAGCTGTAGGCGGTCTTCCTCGGCCCGGATCACATCCGCGTCGTCGCACTTGAGGGTGCGCCACTCGCGTGTCATGTCCTCTGCGGGGTAATCGACGATCGCCCGAGCCAGCCAGGATGTCTGGTAGGCCGCATCCAGCTGCTGGAAGTCGTTCAGAAACCCATACTGGAACTGGTTGTGCGAGCGCTTGGCCTTTTGCGTGCCAAGCCCCGATACCACGTTGACCAGGCCATCCGAAGACGACCTGATCGACGCATCGTACTTCTGCGCGGCCTTCACGAGGGCTTTGCCCAGCTTCTTGTCGGCCGGCACTAAGCCCTTCTTGCTCATGTAGTCACCAATGGGTCATAGGAGGTCGCGGATGGGTCTTCCGTTTGCTACCAGGTGCGTGCACGCGCCCATCACGAATGCGTCAGCAAGGTTGGGGGATGCGACGCCGCGTTTCGCCAGCTCATCCTTCGTCTCGACCATGTCCAGTCCGCGCTTGCTGTAGCGCTTGCGAGGCGTGGACAGCTCCAGCTTCAGCTGCTCAAGCTTTCTCAGGTCGCCGGATATGCTGATCAGGTCAGATGCTTTGAACTTCTGGCCCTTGGTCACAGCGTTGAACGTATTGCGCATGCGGTCGGCCACGTCCTGCCAGGCCTGCGCCTTCAGGTTCTCGAACTTGTCCTTGTTCTTGATCTTCGGGGCGTACTCCTTCTCCGGGCTGACGATGGCGCCAGACGCGTTGAACTTGAAGTAACCACTGAAGATGCGCGCAGCCTTGAGCGTCGAGCCGACGTGAGCGCCGTTGCCGATGCTGTCGTAGATCAGCCGACCGCCGCGCACATGGGCCCAGGCACGCATGGCTGACTCATTTAGCTCGTCCTCACCAGCCCGCCACTCATCCAGATCAAGGCAGACAGCCCCGTCGAAGATGGCGCAGGCGTTGCTGTCGTCCCCGCTGTCGGCCACGTCGTAACCAATGGCGCGAGCACCTGACAGGCTTAGACCCAGCTTCAGATGCGCATCCACACAAGCCTCCACCCAGGAGAACTTGATCACCGCGGCATCGTCGTTCGTGCGCGGCTGGCCGAGGTAGATGTGCCGGTATGAATCCTCATCCGCATCCTTCAGACGCTCAGCCTTCGAGCGGGCCGTCTCGGATAGGAACGGGTTATCGTGGTAGTTGATGTGCTTGATGATGCAGTCATCACCCAGCAGCTTCGGCAGCTTGGCCTGGACGAAGTCGGTCATCAGGTCCGGGTTCCACAGAATCCAGATCTCCGACCCTTCCTTACGGATCGTCGGGTCGATCACCGACCACTGCTCCTCGGTCAGGCCTTCGCCCTCCTCGATCCAGCAGACATCGACACCCTCAGTGCCCTTGATGTCGTTCAGGTTGCGAGCGATGCCGTAGAACAGGAATTCCGATCCGGTCGTGCGGTGCTTGATCGACGACACGCCGATGTCGAACTCATCCGACCAGCCGGCCTGGTTGATCTTCTCTTTGATCACCGTGTAGACGGAGTCAGCAATGCGATTCTGGAACTGCCGAATACACAGGAACTTGATCGTGTAGTTGCGGGCCAGGAAGGCAGCCATGCCGCCCGCGTCTTGCGTCTTCGATGAGAAGCGCCCGCCCTTCAACAGCTTGTACGGCTTCCTGGTCCGCCAGAACTCCCGAAGGTTCGGGTTAAGCTGGTACATCGCTGGTGTAGAAGTCGTCCAGCGACTTCCCTTTCGGGCTCATGCTGCCATCGCTACTGGTGTGGTCGTGCTTCTGCGCCGACTCCCAGCCCTGCATGCGGGCAAGCTGCTGAATCGCGCTTAGCCGATCGTACATCTCGATCTTCGGACCGAACTTGGTCATGGTCACCGACTTGATCGTGGCTGCTGCCACCTCAGGAATCTCGACGCTATCCTTCATGCGCCAGATGGTCTCGGTTACGGGGCCGTCCGGGCTGTCGACCTCACGCTGATCAAACTCAAGGATGTCAGTGATCGAAGTCTCGGCAATCAGACTCAGGCGCTCAAGAGCTCGCTGCCTAGTCATCACCGAGTCGGTCACAGCTGATTGATTGAGCTGCTCAAGCCTCGCCCCGATCTCACCCTTCTTGAGCAAGGCGCTGGCCTTGTTGTTGATGGTCTCAGGCTTCATGTTCTCGGCGCTGTACGCCTGCCTGTATGCCTCGCTGGCATTACCCGTCTTCAGGTAGGCCAGGCAGAAGGCCTCCTGCTTAGGGGTCAATGCCATTTGTGATTTCTCCGCGCCACGAAACGGCGCATCTCGAATTTGTGGCGCGGGTCACTCAGCCTTGCGGGCAGGAAACTTCAAGTCGGTCACGCGATCAGCGATGGCGCGTACCTTGTCCACGCCCAGAAGGCCAATCCATCCGCCAACAAAGGCCGCCATGCTTTGCGGCAGCCCGAAGAACTCGAAGCCGCTGATGATGGTCAGGGTCAGGCCGCCGCAGATGGCGCCCTCGACCAGCATCTGGCGACGGGTTCCGCCGCCGTAGGTGATCCGCAGGACCGCCATGCCACAGGACAGGCCCGCCGCGTACAGGAGGGGCGAATGCTGGCTCAACCACGCAAGAGCAATCGCCCAGGTGTCTGGTTTGTCTGGCATGTTGGACATACTCGATATCCCCTGAGGGGCGGCAAGAAGAAAAGGCCCGCTTGAGGCCCTCATTAGGGCGCGGGCAAGTGCGAGGAGCAGCACACAACGAATTGGAGCGGGTAGAGGGAATCGAACCCTTCTCTGCTCAGCGTGGAAGGCTGGCGACGAACCGGACGCTTACCCGCGGAAACAAAAAACCCCGCACTTGGCGGGGTTCATTAACTGGAGTTACATGCCGTAAGTATTACCGCCACCAGGCTTTCGTGGCTTCACTGGCGGAGCACCAGGTCCTGACGGGTCTTTCTTTGGAGGGCACTGTGGCAGGTCTAGAGCAGCTTCTTCAGCCTGTTCATATGACCCATAAGGGCCACCGACTACTTCATCATCTGCATTCAGCACGAACCAAGAACCATCTTTTTCGACAATGGTGTAACCATTTACCTTTGCCACTCTCAAATCCTTTTAACGATGAGGGGTGGCAAAATAGCATCTCATCAGCGAAACAAAAAAGCCCAGCGTCTATGCTGGGCTTTAGGGGTCACTCCTCAACACGCGCAGGAATGACAGGATGGAAATATATTCGGCCATGCGGCCACGTGATGTCAAGCGGCCATTTTCAGGAAAAGCTCCTCTGCATCAAGAATCGCCTCGGCAGCAACGATTGCTTCGCTCAGAATTCCTTCGAGCGTGCTATTGATCCCAGCCCGCCAGCGCCTGCGCGTCCGATCCGGCGTCCCCTTGTTGTCGTCCCACTGATTCATGTCGTAGATGTTCGCCTGTAGGATGGCTGAAGACCGCTTACCATCCACCCCTGGCTTCTGTGGCTCTGCCCAAGTCAGCACGGCGTAGAACTTGAAGTGCTGGTGCGCATGGGTCGCGACAACCCGAGCAAGCCCCTTGATGGCCTGGCCGCGCTCAGCGGCATCCAGGGTGTAGCGCGCAATGAGGGCATCCCAGTGGCGCGGCAGCAGGCGCTTGTGGAGCAGGCTTCGATACTCGCAGTCCATCTCAAAGCGTTCCTGCCGGCTCATGCCGCCATAGCCCGCGCAACCCTGGTCAGCATCCACCCAGGCCGCTGACGCGGTCTTCCCCTCTGCCCCTGCCAGCAGTATGCGCACCAGTACGGAAGTCTTGTTCATGCGCCGCCCTCCTTCTTCCGGCGATTGGCGATCATCTGCCCGCGCACCACGCACCAGGTGGAAGCGATGGCCATTGCCAGCAGCAGCGCGCCGGCGGTATCTGCGATAGTCCAGGTCATGCTGCAGCCCTCCGTAGGTCTCTGAGCTTCTGCCTGTACAGAGCCTTTATGCCCTGCAGGTCTTCAATCGTGTAGCGGCGGACTGATTGGTCCCTTTCCATGGCCTCTACGGCCTCAAGGCCGATGCGCTGGATGAGCCCGATGCGGTAGTCAGCCACGTTGCCCGACAGGTATCGGTTGTCGTGCTTGCTTTGGGCGTGGCAGTTGTTCTCGTCGAAGCGCAGGTGCGGTGCGGCACCGGTGCTGCGATAGTGCCCTGCATCAACCGCGTTGCCGTTCCAGTCGAGCGGGCGACCACTGGAGATGCACGCATGCCCGGCCAGGCGGTCCCGCTCGCGAATGTACGCATTGAACGCGGCCTGAGCCTCCCGCAGGTGGTCACCCTTCGTCTTCAGCTTCTCCCGGCGCTCCTGAAGGTCCTGGCGCTTCTGCTTGGTGATGGCCTTGGCCGCGACCTTCTGCAGCTTCGGGTCTTGGGCCATAGCGCGGGCACAGGCCATGCTGCACACCTTCTGGGTGGTCAGCGTCGGCTTGAAGCGCTGGCTGCAGCCTGGGGCCTTGCACTTCTTCGGTTTGATCTCGGCTACGCGCATGGCTCGGCCTCCTTGGCTTTCTGCTGATAGGGCGCGAAGTCGCCGCGTAGCGGTGACAGGCGCTCTGGAAGTATCAGGTCGATGCCCCCAGCATCCAGATCACCGAGCAGCAGGCCGGGGGCATAGCACATCCACGCACCTCTATCGCCGACGTTATGGAGGCCGTGACCAGATGGCATTGGAACCGTTTCGTCAGGCATGACAAGGCACAGAAGCTCAACGCATCGGCCTACATTCGGGTTTTCTTTGCGGGGAGAGGCGATTACAAGCGCCAGGTCGCCCGGCTTGAATTGATGATTCATCAGTACCGGCCCTCCCATAGATCCTTCTGGCTCCAGCGAACACCGTGTTCCGCTCCAAAAGCGGCGACCCACTCCAGCAAGCTCGCGCACTGCT